ACATTCAGCGGGGCTGCTGCTGTCGGTGGCACGATGAGCTACACCAGTGGCAACATCATTGTGTTCTTGAATGGTGCTGCATTGGATAGCACAGACTACACAGCTACCAATGGTACAAGCGTTGTGTTGGCTGTTGCTGCTCGTGTAAGTGATGAGGTGGTTGTTGTAGCGTTTAAGAGCTTCACTGTTTCCGACACTTACACGCAGAGTGCTGCGGATGCGTTGTTGGCCACGAAAGTTTCTCTGACAGGCAATCAAACTGTTGCTGGCGTTAAGACATTCAGTAGTCAGCCAGTGTTTTCTGCTGGCATCGACTTGAGCAGTAACGGTCAAGTTAAATTCCCTGCAACTCAGAACGCCAGTGCTGACGCAAACACGCTGGATGATTATGAAGAGGGGACTTGGACGCCTCAATGGGAGGGCGGCGGTTCAAACCCCACTGCAACTTACTCACAGCGTTCTGGCTCGTACATCAAAATAGGACGCATGGTGAGCTGTCGATTTCAAATCTACACTGCTTCATTTAGTGGTGGAAGTGGAGGTCTGCACCTTGGGGGACTGCCGTTTGCAATCGACAGCGCAACTGGATGGTCTGGCGCAGTTGGATGGAACTCTCAATCGTTCTCAAATAACCAGCACATGGTGAACATTCAGGGTGTATCTAACGCCACGAAGTGCTACACGCACTACATAAACAGCACAGGGGCGTCTTTTGACATCGTTATTGGTACTGGCACAAACAACACAATGGTTGTTGAAGGCTCCATCACGTACATGACAGCTTAACCACAAAGTTCATTAGCCTGATTGGATTGGTCAGGCTGGACACAACACAAAGGAACACAGAATGTCACTATCAGAAATCAAAGTCATCGACCAAATCACCGTCACCGAGAGCGGCATTGTGCTGTACCGCGAAGCAACTCGCATCCTCAAAGACGGCGAACAAATCGCGCAGACATTCCACCGTACATCACTGACACCAGCGCAGGACTTGACTGGCCAGCCAGCGCAGGTCGTTGCCATCTGTAACGTGGCATGGACACCAGAAGTCGTTGCTGCATATCAGGCGCAAGTCGCCGCACAAGCTGGAGGTGTTCAATGAGCAACGCAAGAGAATTAGCAGAGCTGTCTGGTAGCTACGGCACAGGCGGCTTTGTTGGGATGAAGAACCGCATCATCAAATAAATCATGACATACGGGCGTATTTACTTGGTGACAAACAAGATCAACGGAAAGCAGTACGTTGGTCAAACCGTCACTAAGCATTCTCGCCACGGTCATGGTCACGCAATCAGAGATGCTTACAAGAAGTACGGTCATCCAATGTTTTTGTATCAGTCACTTACTCAAGGTGACTTGAATCAAAACCAACTTGATTGCTTTGAAAAGTTTTGGATTGATGTGTTTGATTGCTTGGCTCCAAACGGGTACAACCTTGAAGGTGGCGGTAGGCGAGGCAAGTATGTATATCATGCACCTAGCCTTGGAAAGAAAGCGTCAGAAGAAACAAAATCAAAAATGAGTGCAGCTCAAAAGAGGCGCTTTAGCTTCTTTGATGTTCATCCAAACAAAGGAAGAAAGCACTCTGATGAGACTAAGAAAAAGATGAGTCAGTCAAGAAAAGGTCGCGTTCAAAGTGAACAAGAAAGACTGATGAGAAGCAATGCAATACGTGCTTGGCACGATGAACGAAGGAGTAAGGTATGAGTAGAGCTAGAGAGTTAGCAGAAATTGCAACCGCTTATGACAGCGGTAGTCCGTTTAGTTTTCGCAATCGAATAATAAATGGACAGATGGTGATTGACCAGCGTAATGCGGGGGCTAGTGTTACTCCGGCAGATGGTCAATACACGTTAGATCGCTGGCAAGCGCGTGTTTCGCAAAGCTCGAAACTAACCATTCAACAAAACGCTGGCTTTGTAACACCACCTGTTGGTTATGTGAATTATCTTGGTGTTACGTCATCATCTGCTTATTCAGTTGGGTCTAGTGATTACTTTGCTGTTCGCCAGCATATTGAAGGTTTTAACTTTGCAGATTTTGGATTTGGCACTGCAAACGCACAGACGGTTTCTATTTCGTTTTGGGTTCGAAGCTCACTAACTGGTACGTTTGGCGGTTCATTAAACCAAGGTTCTGGGGCAAGGTCATATCCTTTCAGTTACACGATTAGCTCAGCAAATACATGGGAGAACAAAACAATCACTATTGCTGGAGACACATCTAGCACTTACGCTACTGGAAATACAGGCGCAGTGATCTTAACGTTTTCTCTCGGCGCTGGAAGCTCACAAAGTGGTACGGCTAACTCATGGCAAGCTGCTAACTACTATTCAGCCACAGGCGCAACCTCTGTCGTAGGCATATCTGGAGCCACCTTCTACATTACAGGCGTTCAACTAGAAAAAGGCAGCACAGCCACATCGTTTGACTACCGCCCGTATGGTACTGAGTTGGCTTTGTGTCAGCGGTATTACTCAAAATCCTATGCAACAGATACCGCCCCTGCAACAGCAACGACTGTAAATGCTGTCATTTGGTTAACTGAAACAACCAGTTCCTATACAAACAGATTTATTACGTTTCCTGTAACAATGCGGTCTACGCCTACGTTTACTGCGTACAGTCCAGCAACAGGTACAAGTGGAAAAATGAGAAATATAGATACTGCAACAGATATTAGCGTAAACGTAAAAAACTCTTGTATTTATTCAGGCGGCTTTTCTGTTTCAACTTCAAACGAATTAAATGTCCATTGGACAGCTTCTGCGGAGCTATAAATGTATAAACAATATAAGTATCCTAACGGTCAAGTTGCTGATGCAGTTATCAGAGAAGCAGACCACGCTTTTATCCCCTTCGACCCCTCAAACACAGACTACCAAGCCTATTTGAAATGGCTGGAAGAAGGCAACACGCCTGAGGCCGCTGATGAGGTGGCTCAGTGAGTGAACATCTAACAACGGAGACAGGAGTAGCTCTGGTAACTAAGGCAGCACCTCCAGTGACAGTGAGTTTAGCTACTGTGGCTGGTTATCAAGTATCTGAGTTGGTCTTATGGGCTACTTTGATATACACGGCTTTGATGATTGGTCATAAAGTTTACCAAATCTACAAAGACTTAACTAAAACTATTGACAAAACTGAATAAATACTGTAGGATACGCAACTATGCCATGTAATACACAACCAGCTAAGAAGACTAAGCCAATGCCTGTGCGAGGCTCTCGTACTAAGAAGAACAAAGAAAATAAGAAGAGCAAATGAGCCGCCCTGTCTCAGTAGGGTTAAACCTTACTGCTAACACTCTGACGACTATCTACACGGTTCCAACTGGCTACTACGCTAAGTGGAACTTGATGTACGTGTTTAACGGTACAGGCTCAACTAAGCACATTTCAGCTTATTGGACAGACTCTAGTGCCTCAACTGACATCTACGTATTGAGTTCCAACACTGTCTCATCTAAAGAGTATGTTCGTATGGATGGTGGAGCTTATGTGGTCATGGAAGAAGGCGATACAGTTAAGATGATTAGCGAAGCAGGTAGCACATTCAGCACTATCTGTACCTTTGAGTTATTCAAGAAAGAGGGCATCTAAGGATGGCTACCTATTTAGAAACAGTAAATAACGTACTCCGTAGGTTGCGAGAGCCTACGGTGTCCAGTGTCAATGAGTCTGGCTACTCAGCTATGATTGGTGTCTTCGTTAACGATGCTAAGCGTGAAGTAGAAGATGCCCATGATTGGAACGTACTATCTGATACCCTGACAGCTAATACCTCAGCTGGTATCTTCAACTACGTGTTGGTAGGCTCAGGTAACCGCTTCCGTGTCATTGATGTCTTGAATGACTCCAACGATACTGAGCTTCGTTACGCCCCTACTAAGTGGATGAACAAGCAGTTCTTGTTGACTAATACTCAATCAGCTGCTCCTTTGTTCTATAACTTCAACGGTGTGGATAGCAATTACGACACACAGGTAGATATTTACCCTGTCCCTGATACTGTCTATGCCTTGCGTTTTAACTTGATTATCCCTCAAGCTGACTTGGTTTCAGACAGCACACGTATTCTCACTCCTCCTCACTTAGTGTCTCAGTTGGCTTACGCTAAAGCTATCGCTGAACGTGGTGAAGATGGTGGTAACTTGTCCTCAGAAGCTTATGCCTTGTATAAGATGTCTCTCGCTAACGAAGTCGCTATTGAGCGTAATCGTTACGATGAAGAGATGAACTGGGTAGCTCCGTAATGGCTGAGCAATTAGTAGCCTCTTCCATTGCAGCTCCCGGCTTCATGGGAGTCAACACTCAGGATAGCTCTGTTACCCTTGAGTCAGGCTTTGCCACCCAAGCCCTTAACTGTGTCATCGACAAGTTTGGTCGTATCGGTGCTCGTAAGGGCTGGACTGCTAAACATGCGTCGAATAGCGACCTAAGCACCGCATCTATTAAGGCGATTGGTGAACTGATCGGTAATGACGGTACTTCTTACACTATCGTAGCTGGTAACAATAAGCTCTTTAAGCTGAGTGGTTCTACCTTGTCTTTGTTGACATACGGCGGTGGCGGCACAGCTCCTACGATTACAGACAGTAACTGGCAGATGGCTGCTCTGAATAATGTCTTGTTCTTGTATCAAGCTGGTCACGACCCTCTTATCTTTGACCCTGCTGTCTCAGCTACTACTTTCCGTCGAGTCTCTGAGAAGTCAGGCTACTTAGGTACTGTGTCTCAAAACAACACTGTTATCGCTGCTTATGGACGTACATGGTCAGCTAACAATGCCTCAGGTAAGAGCACCATTCAGTTCTCTGACTTGCTTGCTGGTCATGTCCTGACTACTGGCTCAGCTGGCTCTATTGATGTATCTCAAGTATGGCCTAACGGCTCAGATGAGATTGTTGCCTTAGCTGCTCATAACGGCTACCTGTACGTCTTTGGTCGTCGTCAGATCCTTATATATGCTGGTGCTAAGAACCCTTTAGGAGCTGGTACTGATGGTATGTACCTTCAAGACCATATCAGCGGTATTGGCTGCTGTGCTCGTGATTCAGTAGTAGTTACAGGCTCTGATGTTATCTTCTTGTCTGATTCAGGCCTACGTTCTATGGCTCGTACAGTGCAGGAGAAGTCAGCTCCTATGCGAGACATCAGTGCTAACGTCCGTGATGACTTGGTTAAGGATACAACACAAGAGACTCTAGCTAACATCAAGGCTGTGTACTCAGATGTTAATGCTTTCTATTTAATTACATTCCCTAGCTCATCAACTACGTATTGCTTTGACATGCGTAAGGCTTTACCTGATGGCTCAGCTCGTGTAACTACTTGGAGTCTAGTGCCTACAGCTATGTTCTCTAACAGAGCTAAAGAGCTTCTTACAGGTCATGCTGGTTATGTGGGCAGCTACCTAGGCAACCTAGACAGGACATCTACATATCGCATGGCTTACTACAGTAACCACTTCGATCTAGGTACTCCATCTCAGGTGAAGATTCTCAAGAAGGTAGGTTTCACTATCGTTGGAGCCTCAGGTGTTGGTATGGCTTTGAAGTACGGCTTTGACTATACCAACTCATATCGCTCACTACCTTTCTACTTAGGGACATCCGATCCCGATGAATATGGTGTAGCTGAGTACGGTATCGCTGAATATGAATCAGGTATTGTCTTCGATAACCAGAAGATTCAAGCTGGCGGTAGCGGTAACGTACTTCAGATTGGTCTTGAGGTGGAGATTGAAGATTTTGAAATTAGCGTTCAGAAGCTGGACGTATTTGCTAAGGTAGGAAAAACACGATGACAGATTACACAAAAGTAACGGACTTTGCAGCTAAGGATGCTCTGTCTACAGGTAACCCTGCTAAGATTGTTAAAGGAACTGAGATTGACGACGAGCTGGTAGCTATTAGCGGTGCAGTAGCCTCTAAAGCTGATAAGGCTAGCCCTACGTTCACAGGCACTCCAGCAGCCCCTACAGCCTCTTCAGGTACGTCTACAACACAGTTAGCCACTACTGCTTTTGCTATGGGTGCAGCAGCTCTTGTGATGCCTTCTGGTGCTATGCTCCAATGGCCTACAGCGTCAGCTCCTACAGGCTTCTTGCTCTGTACCGGTGCAGCTGTTAGTCGTACTATCTACGCAGCCTTGTTCGCTGTCATTGGAACTACCTTCGGTGCTGGCGATGGCTCAACTACCTTTAACCTCCCTGACTTCGATAATCGTTTCCCTGTAGGCGCAGGTGACTTGTACGCTGTTGCAGCTACTGGTGGTTCTAAGGATGCTGTTGTAGTCTCTCATACTCACGGTAGCGGTAATACAGGTTCTACAACCATTACAGGTAAGTTCCCGACAGCTACAACTAACACCTCGTACACAGGGGTCTTTTCGCAAGACAGTACATATTCTGGTAACGGTTCTGACCCACAACCAAACGCTATCGTGGCAATGAGCGCACCTCATACACACACCATTGCCTCAGAAGGTGAATCAGGTACTAATAAGAACCTACCTCCTTACTTGAGTATTTACTTTATCATTAAAACGTGATATAGTGTAGCTCTTTTAAGGAGTATACCTGCATGATAACCTACCAAGTAGAAAATTATCACGATATTGAACCAGATCTTATCAAACTGTATCCAGAGCATTATGAAGAGTTAGGTGTCTCTAAAGACTTTCCCCTAGACCCTGATTACTTCCGATACGATAAGCTGGCAAATGCAGGTGTACTTTATTGCTATACATGTCGTGAAGATGATGAGTTAATTGGATATATTATATTTGTTATTCAGACTGCCTTGCACTATAAGACTTGTATGGTAGCTCATGAAGACATCTACTACTTACGTAAAGATAAACGTAAGGGTCGTTTAGGCATCAAGCTCTTCCAGTTTGCAGAAGAAGAGTTAGGTAAGATGAATGTGAATCGTGTTGTCTATGGTACTAAAACATACTCAGACAATAGTAAGTTATTTGAATATCTCGGTTATACGTTCTTTGAGAAGTTATACACAAAGACTATAAATAAAACACCATTGGAAAGGTAATATTATGGGCGGCGCAATATCAGCAACGGCAGACATATTTGGAGTAGGTCCGGCCTCAATACAAGCAGGAGCGGCTAAAGATGCAGCACAGACATCAGCAAATGCACAATTAGAGGCAGCTCGTATTGCAGCTGATGCTGCTAGGTTCCGTCCTGTAGGTGTCACAAATACCTTTGGTACATCTAGTTTTGGTACAGATGCACAAGGTAACGTAAACAGTGCAAACTACACGCTATCCCCACAGCTTCAAGCTTATCAGAACTTCTTAGCTCAGCAAGGTGGGCAAGCTCAAGGGGACGTACAAGGTCTTCTTAACCTAGGTCGTGGCTATCTCGGTGAAGATCCTAATGCTGTTAAACAACGGTATATTCAACAACAACGTGCTTTGTTGGCTCCTGAGAACGAACAAGCCTTAGCCGGTATTCGTAATAACTTGTTCCAACAAGGTCGTGGTGGTTTAGCGACAGGTGCTACCAATGAAGGTGGCTTGATGGCTACTAACCCTGAGATGGCTGCTTACTACAACGCCTTGGCTAAGCAGAATGCTGCTTTGACTGCTGGTGCTGACCAAGCTGCTCAACAACAGGTTACTTACGGTCAAGGCTTGTTGTCTAGTGCTTATAGCCCATTGCAGACTAACTTGGGTGTTCAGCAGTCCGTTGAAGCTCTTGGTCAAGACGCATTCACTTTAGGTATGAACCTTGGTGGACGCTCAGCCCAAGCAGGGGGTCAAGCTGGTAATGCCTTGTTACAAGGTGGCTTGAGTGCCGCTAAAACACTGCAAGGTGCTTCAGGTACAAGTAACACAGCTGCTGGCTTGTATGGTCTATCACAAAGCCCCGGCGTTAACGCTGCACTGAAAGATTGGTGGTCTGGTGGTGGTAACTCACCTTCATGGACTACAGGCAGTGATGTAATGCCACAGTCTACATTCTCAGGCAGTGGAGACTCTTTTGCATTTGATGATTCATGGGCTAATCCTTCTAGCTCTTGGAACACAGGCAACATTAACGGTTTGTACTAAGGAACAACAATGGCTACAGATAGCGTAATGGGTCTATTCGCTGACCCACAACAGATTCAGCAAGCTCAACGTCAGCAGTTTACAGAGAATGCTGCTGCTATGTCTCGTATGGATCCTACCCAACTAGCTAGCTTCTATGCTATGCAGAGCGGCTATGGTTTAGGTAATGCGATTGGCACTGCTTTGGGTGCTGAAGATCCTCAGTTGAAGATGGCTACACTTCGTAAGCAACTCGCTCAAGGTAAGGATCTGACATCCTCTGCTGGTTGGGCTGCTTACGCACAAGAGCTTCAAGCTAAAGGCGACCTGCAAGGTGCGGCTCAGGCAGCTCAGAAGTCTACTGAGATTCAATCAGGTGCAGAGCTTAAACAAGCTAAATTGGAACAAGCTTCGACATTGGCTAAAGAACGTGATGCGGCAGCTATGGAGCGTTTGCAGGAGCGTCTTCGTTATGAAGAACGGATGAACCAGAACACCAACGAGACTCGTTCGATGATCGCTCAGTTGGCTGCTTCCA